AAGAATAAAAAAGAACTTTTCCACTTCAGCAAAATATAAACCACAAAGATTTTTTGATTTGGGTCCTGACTTCTTGGATGCCGTTGGACTTCCAGGTCCAGCCATTGGACATTTAAATATGTTACTTGGTCACTCAGACACAGGTAAAACAACTGCCTTGGTAAAAACAGCGGTAGATGCTCAGAAAAAAGGAATTCTTCCTGTATTCATCATCACAGAACAAAAATGGAGTTTTGAACACGCTAAGTTGATGGGATTCCAATGTGAAGAGGTTGTTGATGAAGAGACAGGGGAATTAGATTGGGATGGATTTTACATCTTCAATAATAACTTTGACTACATCGAACAAATTACAGATTACATCAATAGTTTGTTGGATGCTCAAGAAAAAGGTGAGTTAGATTATAGTTTATTGTTCCTATGGGACTCAGTTGGTTCTGTTCCTTGTAAGATGACTTTTGAAGGTAAAGGTGGTAAACAACACAACGCATCAACACTTGCAGACAAAATTGGTATGGGTATCAACCAACGTATTTCAGGTTCACGTAAAGCTGATTCAAAATACGAAAACACTTTGGTTATTGTTAACCAACCTTGGGTTGAACTACCAGACAATCCGTTTGGTCAACCAAAAATTAAGGCTAAGGGTGGTGAGGCGATTTGGTTAAACTCATCTTTGGTGTTTTTATTTGGTAACCAAAAAGGCGCGGGAACTAATAAGATTACGGCAACAAAAGACAAAAGAAGCATTAAGTTTGCAATTAGAACTAAAATCTCTGTAATGAAAAACCACATTAATGGTTTGGGTTATGAGGATGGTAAGATAATTGTGACACCACACGGATTCTTGGCGGGTAAAGAAGCGGCAGAAGAAAAGGTCTCTATTGAGGCCTACAAAAAAGAATACGCTGACTATTGGAAAGATATTATCGGTTCTGATGGTGAGTTCACTTTGAAAGAAGAAAAAGAAGATTAGTATATTGTTTCACATTTAAATCACAGATTGTGATTAAGACATTATTAGTAGACGGAGACAATCTGTTTAAAATAGGATTTCACGGAGTAAAAGAGTTGTATAATGGTGGAGACCACTTAGGAGGAATCTACCATTTTATCAACATCTTAAGAAAGTTCTTAGAGGAACACAACCACGATAAGGTTGTTGTCTTTTGGGACGGAGACTCCAATTCATCTATCAGGAAATCCATATATCCACAATACAAGGCGAATCGTAGACAAGATATGAATGAGTATAAGTACGAATCATATCTTCAACAGAAAGCTCGGGTTAAACAATACCTTGAGGAAATATTCGTACGCCAAGTTGAGATGGTCAATAATGAGGCTGATGACCTAATTGCATATTATGCAAACATCGCAACTGACGAACAAATTATTATATTCTCGGCGGACAAAGACTTAACACAACTTATATCCAAAAGGGTTACCATCTATTCTCCAACATCAAAACAATACTTTAAGAATGGAGATAAGATTACAATCAATAAGGTTGATATACCACATACTAACGTCTTATTAACCAAGATTATGACAGGGGATAAGTCTGATAACATAGATGGTATAGAAATGTTGGGAGAAAAGACTTTGGTCAAATTGTTTCCTGAATTGTTGGAGAAATCCTGTACTATCGAAGAAATCTTGGATAAGGCACGAAATAACCAACAAAAGAAAAAACCAAAAGCGTTAGAAAATATTTTGACTGGACGTACAAAATGTGGTATACTTGGTGAACAGTTCTATGAGACAAATAAAAAGATTGTAGACCTCCACAATCCGTTAATTACCGATGACGGTAAAGAACTTGTAGAACAAATCCACACCGATACCATTGACCCCACCGACAGAGGATATAAGAACTTGATGAGAATGATGATGGAGGACGGTCTCTTCAAGTATCTACCCAAAAACGACGAAGCTTGGGTAAACTTCCTCCGACCATTTATGAAATTAACAAGAAAAGAAAAACGAAACACAAACAAAAATTAAACAAACATGAAAGAGCAAGACAGCACAAAGATGGAATTCCTTTTGACCCTTAACGATAATATCGTGGTCCAAAGATTTTTCAATGTGAGAGGGTTCAACCAAAAGGCAAAAAACTCTGTAGAGTTGTACGAAACCGTTAGTCAAATTAAAGACCAACTTCAGTATCACCTGAAAATGAAAACGGTTATTTACATGATGGACAACAGAGATGCCATTACTCACGACCCGTCAATTATGAACACTTCGTATACCGAAGGACCTGAAGTTTTTAACCTTTTTATTAAGGTTGGGGACACGACAATTTGTCACAGAGTTTTTGATGGAAAATTTTTCCCACCAAAAGTTCGTTATACGGTTGACGTACGACCATTTTTAAAAGAGATTCTAAGAGAGTTGACTGACATTTTTTCAACTCAGAAATTAACTTACAAATATTTGGAATTTGACCTTAGTAAGTAACTATTTAATAATACAGGGGATACATTATAACAAATTATGAACAAAAATTTCGATTATTTAGGGAACACTTTTCAGATTCAATTACTTAACCAGATTGTAGTAGACAAAGATTTTTCATCGTCTATTATCGACGTTATCGAAGCATCTTATTTCGACAACAAGTACTTCAAAATCATCTTACAAATGATTAAGGAATACTATGTTAAGTATGAGTCTACGCCTAACTTCGAAACCCTTGAACAAATTATTAAATCCGAGGTCACTCAAGAAATGGTTGCTAAAATTGTGTTAGACACATTGAAGCAAGTTAAAGAGGCTCCATTTGAAGGAACTCAATTTGTCCAAGAAAAGGCTTTAAAGTTCTGTAAACAACAGGAACTTCAAAAGGCTATGGACAAAGCACAAAAAATTATCACACAAGGTGATTTTGAATCCTACGATAAAGTTGAAGGATTAGTGAGAGAGGCTTTACAAGTAGGTGAAATTGAAAAAGGACAAACAGATATCTTTTCAGAATTGGAAACCGTATTGGACGAGGATTATAGACACCCAATTCCAATGGGAATACCAGGTATTGACAGATTATTAAAAGGTGGGTTAGCAAAAGGAGAGATAGGTGTTATTTTAGCTCCAACAGGGGTTGGTAAAACAACTATATTAACCAAGATAGCAAACACCGCATTTAATATGGGATACAATGTTCTCCAAGTATTTTTTGAAGACAACCCAAAGATTGTCCAAAGAAAACACTTCACCATTTGGACGGGCATTGCACCTGATGAATTAGCTAATCATAGAGATGAGGTTATGGGTAAAATAACTGACATCCAAGAAACTATGAAAAACAAGTTAATTTTGAAGAAGTTGGCATCTGATACTATGACTATGAATCAATTAAAGAGTCAAGTTAGAAAAATCATTGCTGACGGAACAAAAATTGACATGATTATGTTAGATTACATCGATTGTGTATTACCTGAGACATCTGCAAAGGATGAGTGGAAGGCTGAGGGTTCAGTAATGAGAGGTTTTGAAGCAATGTGTCACGAACTAAATTTGGTAGGATGGACCGCAACTCAAGGAAATAGAAGTTCTATATCTTCAGAAGTTGTAACTACAGACCAAATGGGAGGTTCAATCAAAAAGGCACAAGTAGGACACGTTATTATCACGGTAGCAAAAACACTCCAACAAAAAGAAATGAATCTTGCGACAATAGCCATTACTAAATCACGTCTTGGTAAAGACGGGGTCGTATTTGAAAACTGCAAATTCAACAACGAATTACTTGAAATCGACACTGAAAGCTCGGTGACATTCTTAGGTTTCGAGGAACAACAAGAAGAAAGGAAGAGAGATAGGGTTAAAGAACTTATGGAGAAAAGAAAGGCAAAAGAAGCCTCAACAAAAGCTCAAAATAACACCTAATTAAATATCTACTTTTTTCAAAAAAAACTTATTTTTTTTTATAAAAAATTGTGGTCGTTAAGTAGACAACCGCATATTTATCATAAAAATCGTTGATTTTTTGATAAAAAAAACAATTACTTAAATTTAAACAAATGGACATTTCAAACAGAATTTTATCGGACATTACCGTGTACATGAAGTACGCCAAGTATATCCCAGAACTAAAAAGAAGAGAAACATGGCAGGAACTTGTTACTAGAAACATGGAGATGCATATCAAGCAGTACCCTAAACTAGAAAAAGAGATTCGCGAAAACTACATGTATGTTTTCAGAAAACAAGTACTACCATCAATGAGGTCGATGCAGTTTGCAGGAAAACCTATTGAAATTTCACCAAATAGAATTTACAACTGTGCCTTTGCACCAATCGATGATTGGAGAGTGTTCTCAGAAATCATGTTCTTACTTTTGGGTGGAACAGGAGTTGGATACTCAGTACAAAAACATCACGTAGATGCATTACCTGAAATCAGAAAACCAAACAAAGAAAGAGGTAGAAGATGGTTAGTGGCTGACTCAATTGAAGGATGGGCTGACGCTGTTAAAGTGTTGGTTAAATCATACTTCTTTGGTGGTTCACACATCCAATTTGATTTCAGTGACATTAGACCTAAAGGTGCGAGATTAGTTACATCTGGCGGTAAAGCACCTGGCCCACAACCACTTAAAGAATGTCTTATCAAACTTGAAGGAATTTTAGATTCAAAACAAGATGGTGAGAAGTTAAAGGCTATTGAAGTTCATGATATGGTTTGTCATATCGCTGATGCAGTACTTGCTGGTGGTATTAGAAGAGCGGCACTTATTTCATTATTCTCAGCAACAGACGATGAGATGATTGGATGTAAGAGTGGTGCATGGTGGGAAACAAATCCACAAAGAGGTAGAGCTAATAACTCTGCAGTATTGATGAGACACAAGATTGATAAAGATTACTTTATGGACTTGTGGAAAAGAATTGAGGCAAGTGGAGCAGGAGAACCTGGTATCTACTTGAGTAACGATAAAGATTGGGGAACAAACCCTTGTTGTGAAATTGCTCTTAGACCATTCCAATTCTGTAACCTTACAGAGGTTAACGTATCAAACGTTGTATCTCAAGAAGATTATGAAGATAGAGTTAGAGCGGCTACGTTCATCGGAACACTACAGGCGGGATATACTGATTTCCACTACTTAAGACCTATATGGCAAAGAACAACTGAAAAAGACGCTTTAATTGGAATTTCAATGACAGGTATTGGTTCAGGTGCGGTTCTTGGATTAAACATGAAAGCCGCTGCTAAAGTTGTAAAAGACGAAAACAAAAGAGTTGCTGACTTACTTGGTATTAACCCAGCGGCAAGAACAACAACAGTTAAACCTGCGGGAACAACTTCTTTAACATTAGGTACATCAAGTGGTATCCACGCATGGCACAACGACTATTATATTAGAAGAGTAAGAGTTGGTAAAAACGAAGCAATCTATTCTCATTTAAAAGAAAATCACCCTGAGTTGGTGGAAGATGAATACTTCAGACCACACGACACAGCGGTTATTGGAATACCACAAAAATCACCTGAAGGTTCAATCTTAAGAAATGAATCACCAATCCAATTATTGGAGAGAGTGAAGAAAGTTCAACAAGAATGGATTAAACCAGGTCACAGAAGTGGTTCAAATGCTCACAATGTATCTGCAACCATTTCAGTTCGTGAACACGAATGGCCTGCGGTTGGTGAGTGGATGTGGGAAAACAAAGATGCATACAATGGATTATCAGTTCTACCATACGACGGAGGAAGTTATATCCAAGCACCGTTTGAAGATTGTACTAAAGAAAAGTACGAAGAGCTTATGAAAACATTACATGATGTTGATTTATCTAAAATTGTTGAATTAGATGATGATACAGACTTGAGTGGTGAAGCGGCTTGTGCTGGAGGGGCTTGTGAAGTAAAATTCGTATAATATGAACGAACAAAATAACGGAAGGGAGAAGCCTAAAAAACTTCTCCCTTCTGATTTTTACTATAATGATAAAGGATTAATTGTTTTTACAGAATCATACCACACTAATAGAGGTTTTTGTTGTGGTAAAGGATGTTTAAATTGCCCTTATGAACCAAAGTATCAAAAAGGTAATACTTCTTTAGTAAAAAAATAATC